CAGCGGTACGTTGGCCTAGCCTGTATCGCTGTCCTTTTCGTGTAACCTTTCTTTATTGCCATATTCTATTACTGCTATACTGTTGGATTGAAAGCATCCTCTACACTTTGCTGCGCAATTTCTTCAAGCGTCTTGTCTACATCATCAGAATGGCCGAACTCCTCTATACTCTCGCGCTGCGACATGATGGGCTCGCCGCCGTTGGCAGTCATTAGCATATCGACCGTTTCTTTTGTGTCAGTGATGGAGAATGGCGTTATCCTACTTTCAACCTTGAGCGCGTCAATATCGGTGTGATATTGCTGGAGCAGCATGCTTTTTAGAAAAGCTTTAACAATGTTAATTTCACGGTCGAAGCCCTCCAAAAGCCGTCCGCTCTCGTCGTTTACTTTCATTTGCGCATCGATAAACAGCTGTTTGCGACTTTCACCCGACAACGCCTGTTGCGACATCTTCTCGTACGACCAGTCGGGAAGTTGAAGCTGGGTAAAAAACAACGAGCGCAACTCGTTAACATGAAATTTGAGGTTTTCCGTGGCCTGCTCCCACGTGACGTATTGGGCGGTTGAACCCTTAGGGTATTGCATGACCGAGCGGAACTCTTCGTTCTCACTCTTCTCGTCGCCATATTTAATAATTTCATCCGCATACACGATGAATAGCGGCTTCGAGTTCCTGCGCAGGTAATTACCATTACGCGAAAGCGACCATTCTATCTCATACACCGTCTTAGACGTGTCCTCCCAAATCGGGGTGGGGCGATACATGTACACGCATGGTATCTTACCGAGCGTTATCTGTTCGTTGGCCACTTCCGCCCAATCGCCGCCCTCGTTGCTGTACCTAACATGTCTCTTTGCGGAATATACATCGAAATATTGTATCGTTTTCCGTCCCTGTTTTCGGGCGTACCCTACGGACATGGCTACCATATCTCCGTATTCGTCAAACAACGGGTAGAGGCTATCGCCGAGCATGGGCGAGAAATTGCGACATCGCAGTTTTAAAGGGCTATCGAAACCATAGTGGTTATTCTTGTCTTCCACCGCATACCAAAGCGTCAGTACCTCACATCCTGCGAAGAGCATATTAAGACGCTCAATATTAACGCTATTTATGCGATTGCGGTCGAAGATAGCCTCAATGTATGCAGCTATTTCTTTCTGCTTGTCGTTCTCGGGGCGGTAAACGCGTTTTACAGGTATGCCGCAGCACAGCTCCGTCATACGTTTGACGGCTAGCCGCTGCAAGTCGCAGGTGATGCGCGTAACCTCCTCAACGCGATTGTCTTCTATTACATCGGGGTAAATGGACTTGTCCATTACGGGGTGTTTTGTTGGGTCGAACTCCATCTCCAACCCCTTTTTGCCCGCCCACACTGGGATGGTGATTGTCTTCTCTTTCAGTGCGGCTATCTTCTCGGCCGCTGTCAGCTCCTTAGAGCCGAAGATTTCTTCAATTGTCATATTATCTCAATTTTATGTTGTTGTCACACCCTACGAGATAGCCTGCCGAGGTCTATTGGCCTGAACGGATTTCCGATGTGATAATCGATGGCGTAACACAGCACGTCCACATATTCATCATGCGGCTTGGTCGGAAACCCGCATATCTCATCCACAAGACCCTCATTCCATGCGCCATCGACAAGTATCACACGTCCGCACTCGATGGTGGGGGAGGCCGCATTAAGGCGAGTTTCCTTGCTATCTTTCGGCGATGGCGTGCTAACGACGTTAAGCCCAGACGTGGCTTTAAGCTGGTCTATCACTGAAATTCCGTTGGCCTTTGGCTCTATCCGTATGCTTGAACGTGGCGTGTACCCGTGTTGGCGTGCGTATTGCGGTATGAAACGTATGAGTTCGGGGAATTTCATCATAACCTTTTGCGCATGTGTCACGTACAGGTCGTTCCCGATCTTGCATGTGGCAATGATGCCCGATGGATCATTCTCCGTCTTCTCCGTGTATGCCGTATCAAGGAAGAACACAATCGGCTCGCTATCGTGCAGGCGGCTGAACTCGGCCTGTGTAACATGTCCGAACCAATCTCTCTTGATGATATTACCTCCCTCAATGCTCGGCCGCTGCTGGTACAGCGAGGCATACGTGCGCGGGCTACGCTGTTCAACGTCCAACAGACGTTCTTTGCTGTGCCTTTCCTCCCATAGCGCCTCTCCCAACTCACGTGGGTCTTCCGCATCGTCCAAGTCTTCACGTATCGCTGGTATGCGCACGACCGTCCATTTGTTGGGTTCGCGTTCCAATAATCGCCCAGCAAGGTCGTCCTCGTGCCAGCGCGTCATGATTAAGACGATTTTGGAGTTATTGTGCAGACGCGTGAGGAACACGTCCGTGTACCAGCTCCATACTCGCTCGCGATAGGTTGAAGAAGCCGCCTCCATAGCGTCCTTAACGGGGTCGTCAATGATACCTAGGTCAACGGGCGTACCAGTTAGGCCTCCTCCTATACCGACCGCACGGAAGAAACCTGCATATCCAACCGTCTCGAATATGTCTACATTACGTAGGAAGCCGCGCCGAACATCCGTTGAAACGTTAGTGGAGTTAAGGAACGTCGCAGGAAAAACCTCACTATATTCCGTACTGTCTATCGTACGCTGTATGGAGCGCGAAAACCCCTGTGCGAGGTTGGCTGCGTAGGATGTTCCGACAATCTTTATCCTAGGATTGTAGCCTAACGCCCACGCTGGGAACTTGCGGCTCACGATTTCACTCTTCCCGTGCTGCGGTGGAACGAATACCATCAGGCGGTCTGTCGGCAATTGCCCCAACAACAGGTCTTGGCATTTCTGCGCTATCAGCGTGTGAAACCACTGACGTTGGTAGTTAGGGTCGGTATAATCGAGGAAATCGGGGAAAGACAGAACCGCCCTCCTCCGTTTCAATTCTCTCTCCAATTGCCGCGCCCTGTCCGCCATCGTCACCCTTTAAGTTTCAGTTCTTCAAGTTCTCGTTCTATCTCTTCTGTGGTCATTTCGATTGGTGGTCTGTGTACGGTAATCTCGCCTCCGATTTCGCGCTTCTCTGCCGCATACAGGCCTAGAAGCTTGCGACGTTCGGCCAACTGCTGTCGTATTTCTGTAATAAAGGCGGGGTCACCCAGCCGAATTACCTGCTCCGTCTGTTCCTCAACGCTCAAAGTACGTATGCCCCCTTGTTCGTCGCTGCTATCTTCCCCTTTACCCTTAGCCGCACCCTTACGCCTGCGTTTAGTTTTGGTGTAGTTTTCTTTGGACTTCTCCCATTGCTCCCACAGCTCTCTGACCGTATCGTCAATGCGCGTCAACTCAAGCTGTAACGCATCATCCATGTTTTGCAGACGGCTCTCGCGCCATTCTTTCAAGAGTGACTGCACATCGCGGTGAACCGTCTGTGTCGAGTATGTTTTCAAATCAAGTCGGTTCATCACCTCTGCGCGTATTGCCCGTATGCTATTCCCACGCTTGTACATCTGTGCGACGATTTCAAGACGAGCCTCCCTTATCTTATTCTGCTTAATGTGCTGTTCTTTACTCATCTTTTGCTATCGTTTTAATTTCATGTCTTTCTTGACGTAAAACCTTTTCCCCCTTGTACATCCCCGCACCAACGTTATCTATTTCCGTAAATGGAATTTCCGAAACGGTTAACTTGCTTCTTGTTTTGGGGTCAATAAAATAGATGTATCGTAATTGATAGCCATCTACATATTTTGCGCCAAGTTTCAGCCATTCACTACGAGTGCGATATTTAACTGGAATACCCAAAAATTCGCATTGTTTGCGGATAAGAGCTGAATTAGGATTATTTTCAAATGTCAATGCCGCCATCCTGTCCCCAGACGGAAATTCAATAATGGTTTTATTCTTGGTAATGCCAGTAAGAACGAAATTACTAGCACGGTAAATAGTACCATCGCCGCACTGGCATCCGTCTGCAAAAGAAATCACCCACTTCACCTGCGGTGCCTGTTTTCGTATCATGCGCAAGGTCTTTCCAATGCAATAACTTTCGCTATTACGCGGCAAGTAATCGTCAAAAGCCATACGGTTCAACTCAATAAAGCCGTTCCATTCCGTATCTTTAACAAGCTGTATCACCTTTCGTTTGTCCATTGATGGACCATATTGTAAGACACCATGAAGTTTGCCGTCGAGAAATGCACCGAAGTGAAGTTGTGAATTTTGCACAACCTTTCCCGAATAATGGTGTCTTTTAACGAAGTCATTCGCTATCTTTGATGGAATGACCTTAATAACTATATCCTTGCATCTGCCCATTGTTTCACTATTGAATATAAAGCGTTGCCGTTCTTATTGGTGTTTCCAAACGTGTCGGCATCGTCATATTGTGAGATTTTAAGTTGTTCTTTAATGAATGTAGCCTGCTTGCTTGATAGTATGAAACTTACTGTTTCCACATTTCCTTTCTCTCCATCGGGGAGTGAAAACTCGTCCGTACAATCGTCAGGGTTTATATCTCCGTCGGTGTTGAATATTGGCATATCTACACCCCATTCATCAAGGTCTTCGTTCTCCCATTCATTGGCGAGCATGTCCATGTCCCAGTCGCCAAACCCAACATTATCTTTGGCGATGAACTCCCTGCGTTCGTCTTCCGACAATTCGGAGGCATTGACTATGGGAGCTGTTGGGTTGTCTTTCCATGCCTCCCAATATGAAATTAGATTGTCTTGCTCGCCTTGCGTCTTCTTTGTATAACTACGAGTTTTCAACAATCTTTTTTTCCACTCTTCGACAGACATCTCCTCAATGGCTGTCAATGCCCTGAAACGCATATTTCCGCCTAATGCTGTATATGTTTCATTAACAACAATAGGACGAAGTTCTAACATCTTTGGAAGTACGAGGATGCTATCAATAAGTTTGTTGAATTTCCTATCCGTGATTGTTCGCGGATTGTTCGCGTTTATGTGTATCTGCGATAACTTAACGTGCTCTATATTCATTTACCTTGCTTTTTGTTTTATACCACAAATTTACAAAAATGATTATACCGTAATCATATTTTGGGGTAAAAAAAAGACTTTCATCGCTGTTTTTCACCCGAAATGGCGGTTTTTAACATTTCTATTGTCGCCCTGCGGTATAGGTCGGAGGGCGTAGTCCGTAAGATGCGCCACCCCATTAATGTGGCTGTATTGTATTTTTCAACGTCCCCGAGGAAGCCCTGCGGGCGCGTGTGTCGACCCTGCGTCCATACGCCGCCCTCCACTTCAAGGGCAATCCTATGCTCGGGGATAGCATAATCGAAACGCCATCTACGTTTTGGATGGAACTTGTACTCCTTGACGCATTCCACGCCAAGGTCTGTCTTACATATCACCGTGAATACATCCCGAACGGGCTGTCTATTTGCCGTCTGTCGGCTTTTCTTTTGTTTGCCTATAACTTGTTTACCCATGTACTTTTGAGCGTGTTGTGGCGGCTGATTTGCCTTTTTGTTAAATGTTTGATTTATAACTGTTTGCGGGTTTGTTTACTACACCCGAACACATACCTCTTATATTTCGTTTCCAAGAACGAGAGTTACGAAGTTCTACAAGGTTATCATATTTCAATCTCTATCACATTATGAACATCTTCTACAAACATCGGCATAACGAAGAAGCGCACCTCGTCCGCCTGTAATTCATACGCTTCTACTGTATTGTCATCTCTTCTACCCTTGTGAGCCATGATGAGTTCGTCAATTCCAAGTAGCTCCATCGCTTGTGCTATTTTGCTTATCATGTGCGCCATAATATAGGCTTCACCAAGTCTAATCGGTGCGTGCAAGCCTGCTACCATCCGCCCCAGTTTCTCTACAACGCCATTAACATAGCCATGCCCGTTGCAGATAGGACAGTATAACTTTGTGGCATAAGTAAAACCATCTTTGCTGATGTACTTATATTCAACATAACCACTGTTTCCGCACTCATCGCACTTTTCTCCTTCATCCTCAAAATTCTCTTCCATCATCGGCAGTTTGGAAAGAGCGTCCTTAATGGCTTTAAGCGTGACCGTTCTATCGCACGCCTTTCCAAACGGGGTATTCATGGATAGTCTATTTTCACGATAACGACCCGAGACTAGCTCAGGTTTCACAGCCACAACCATATATCCATCCGTAGCCCACACTTCGTTATAGACTACATTTAAGAACGGCTCATTATATTTCTTGATATAATGTTCTTTGTCACAGAACAACTCAAATAGTTCCTGTTCGTTACTTATCTTTTCCATATTTTATTCGTTTAAATTGTTATTCACTTGGTAATTTGGGTATTTCCATCCACCATTCGACATCTAATGCCATATCGCAGTCGTCATAGAAATAAGGCTCGTATTCATCCTCTTTCCACGCATAGTATGCCACAATGAGGTCTCCGCCCCTTGCCGCAACAAGGAACGTCGGACATATTGCATCGCCCTTAAAATCCTTTGGCAAGTCCCCATCAGCAACTTTGTGCCAAGGGTTGGCAGGATGGGCGTCCGCCCATTCCGCACCTGCCATGAAATCGTCACGTCCAGTGTTCAAATCACCTGTACACCCGCCGTCCGTGTCAAATGAATACGCAAGGGCGGCTTCTCTTATCTGTTCTTCTCGTGTCATAGACCTAATGCTTTTTTTACAATATTCTTATAGTGCAGGAGGGCAGCCTGTTTCGCATCTGAAAGGGATAGGCTGCGTGTAACAAAGTGTTCATTACAATGTACTTTAAACTCCATTCCTACAAATTCAATTTTAAAGTAAGCACCAAGCGGATATGCTCTAAGAGTTTCTTTGCCAAGATAATGTACTACTCCCCATTCCAGCTCTGGGATATTGTCAATTACACTTTGCCTACCTCCCTCAAAAGCCATCTTAGCAGCCAATTCGGCATGTAGTATACTGACCACTTCTTTTCCGTCTTTTGTTGTTTTAGTCTTGCGCTTTATGTAGCGCAGAACTCTGTCGATAGTTATCTTTTCCATTTTTCTTTCTATCATTTACTCTATCATTTACTCTATCATCTACCGTATCATCGGTGTATTAATTAGCACAATTTCATAAGCATATAATTTATAACTGCTCCATATTTTGTGTAATAATCCTTTGTTGAAGAATAATCGTTACCAGTAACATAATGAAATCCACTAGCTTGGAAATGGACATGCCGCATCCACTTTGTTTTTAGTGGTACGTTATCTAAATAAGGGTTGCAAGCCTTTTTAATCTTGCGTGGTAGTAAATGTCCCATAGTTTATCTCGTTTTGTTCTAATAATTGTCTATAAAACTCATTCTCTTTATCGAGATTGGATATAATTCCCTTTAAGCGTTCGACTTCCTTTTTGAAAAGAGTTCGTTCAAATTCTGCATAAGTGGTGTTATGGCAGGTGCACATTTTAATATCCCCGCTGGTTGCGACAGCATCACACCCTGGAACAAGAACATTGCCTATACCCTTGACTTTAATATAATGGCATTTCACTCTTTTACTAATTCAAAATCATATACCCACACATAAGGGTTGCTTTGCCACGTACCTTTGCCGCTAACCTTATCGATGAGTGCGGCAAATGCCTCACGAGCAGTGTCGAATAGGAATAAACCACCTTTGGAAGATTGGAAACCAAAGCCACTTTCGGTATTTTGGTAAGATGCAGGTATGTAATGGGATATTCCCTCACGCAAACAATCCTCGTCAGATATGTCTTGCAGCCGTTCGATGCGTACATTGGTTGTCTTAATCTTATGTGGCATCAGCTCGCCCTTGACGAACATCTTGTTGGTATTGCCTGGCACATCATACCCAAATTTGTCGAATTGGGGACTTCCAATGTCCAAATAGCATTGTGCCACTGCCACTATTTCACCAACCTTGTAAGGGGCATGTTTCATCGTTTCCTCAAAGTTCCCAAGCGGTGTGCCATCCTTGACAATTCGCCTTGTTTGGGTTTTCTCCCCACGCAAAACAGCTTGCGTGAGGAGAAATTTATCGTTGAACATTATCTTCTTCATCTTCTTTATTCTCTTCGTGAAACTTTTTCAATGTAGCCTTAACCAACTTAGCTGCTTCCTCTGCCTGCTCTTGGGTACGGAAATAGTTAAACTTACGCCAAAGTACATCATCTATGACATCGCCACTTTCTTCTTCCTCCGCTGGGTTAATGGTTTTATCGACAAAGAAGTACGACTGTGGTTTTTTAGCCCTCCACCTAATCTTCTCAACCCTCTTTTCTTCTGCATTCCACCACAGTTTTTGTTCAGCCATCTTCTTGAAGAGAAATTGTTTCTCTTCTTCTGTAGCTGGGCGCAGTGCCTCTTTCCCCCAGCGTGCATCATTATCTGAAATTGATAGTCTTTTATATACATTTATACCCATATAATACTTGTGACTTCCATTAGCATCTTCACCTCTATAGATAAAGGTAGAAGTGTTATCAGTATTTCCAACGTATGCAAGTATATCACCATCCTTAAACTTTTCTCCCTCTTTTTCGATGGTGATTACACCATCTTTTATTTCGGCCTTGCAGCCCTCGGGGATGTTTATTTTATCCCCGCAATTCAAAATTATTTCCATGATTATTATTTTATAAATTCAAAATTCGCTTGATGGTGTGTGAAATCACAATTGCCGAACACTGCCGCTGAAAAGAACCTGCCATCTTCTAGTCTAAATTCCAAATAATTTTCGTCTTGGAAATAAACCTTAATATTTTCAGGCAACTCATTTTCAATGAAGTCATTTGCGGTTTCAGTATTATTTGCGTGAGAAGGTGTGGTTTCCCAATAATACTTCCCTCTCTCAATGTCTGATATTGTTACCATATACACGATATTTTACACCCATACACTTGGCATTGGGCTTGTTAATTCTTTCCAATTCTTTATAGATTGGAATGTTTTTTTACTTTCAATTGCCTTTTAACGCCACATTCAGTGCATACAACTCGCATTGAACCTTTACGCGTTTGCTTGAACTTCCCACCACAATCCTTGCACGGATTATCTTTACACCACTCGGCAATTGCCGCGTCGCGCAATGCTGTGTCTCTTTTGGGGAACATTTTGGGGAATAGTATTTTTGATATTCTCTTGTATTCACGAGCAATCCAACGGCCGTCCTTTTCAATGTGCAGACCATCTCCCATCATATCGCCAAGGTTGATTAATTGCTGATGAAGTATGTCTCTATCGTTCATGTTCTATTGCTTTAAATATTTCATAAATGACCTGCGGCACTATCGCGTTGCCTAGGGCTTTAACGCTCTCCGCTCGCCATTTTGGAAAGGTAATGTTAACCAATCCAAGGGAAAGCCCATCATCTCGCTTACAAATAGGGGATTGAGTAGGGAAGTCTGTCCAGTTCGTCTTGCTATATAATTCTTTAAATCGGTGTCGCGATTGTGTGTATTGCTCTCCGTTGTCACTCCCGTATTGCAGTCCATCGCTATTGGGGTTGGAAGTATCAAGTGGAAAGCCAAATAGTCCATCAGCCCGTTTGGACGGCTCTCTCCGTTGACCCTGCTGCTCATTGTCTTTCCGCCTTTCTCTTTTAGCCGGGTTATCCGTTTGTTGTGCGACACTTCCACTGAGAGCGGTGTCGGCAGCAGCGTGAGGTTCATCGGTATTGACTTCCCGTTTTCGCAAATCTTCAACCCCTGCGTCTGTACGGTGGGCAACAATCCATATTCGGTCTCGTCTGTGGGGCGCACCAACGGCACAAGCTGGAATAACAAACGGTTGGACTGAATATCCCTCACGTTCAAGACCTTGGCAGATTTCTTCGATTGTGTAAGGTTGTTCCTCTCGCGTTCGGTAATTCTCATCGAATAGAGAGGTTTGACCACCCACTTCAAGCTCCTCGCTGGGCTGTACCATCGTGACGAGCCCAGCAACGTTCTCACCAACGACCCAAGTGGGCTGTACCTCGCGTATTGCTCGCAACATGTGCGGCCAGAGGTAGCGGTCATCTTCCGCTCCGAGTCGCTTCCCTGCCATTGAGAATGGCTGACAGGGAAACCCTCCTGTGAGGATGTCGACCTTTCCCCGCCAATAGGTAAAGTCTGTTGTCGTGATGTCTTCATAACTAACTGAATTTGGGTACCAGTACTCTAAAACTTTTCGTGGAAACTCGCTTATTTCGCAGTGGAATACATTTTCCCACCCCATCCATGTGGCGGCGAGTTCCGCTCCGCCTATGCCAGAGAATAAGCTTGCGTGTTTCATATTGCGGTTTATGCCTCGCCCACATCATTTCGACATGGGCAAGGCTGTTTTTACTTTGTGATAATCTCCAATATGGACGTTTCCATTATTGATGCAAGCTCAAAGTTTTGCACAGATGAGTTACAGTAATCTTTAATTACACTCTCAGCCCCAGCCGTGCTGTCGGCGTTGACGAGGTAGTAAACGGATGCGCGCTTTGGCTTTCCTGTGTGTTCATTAACATCAATGAGTACTACCACCTTGCACTTGTACCATTTCTCACTCTCCTCGTCAGGTCGGGATAGCACCTCCTTGTAGGATGCGATTTTCTCCTCTACCACTTCGCCACCGCAATCAATAAGGCGTTCCATCGTACGTGCCTCCGCCTCGGTGAACGAGAGTGCGTTAACGCAATACAACTCTTTTACCTTGCGTGTTGCTCCGCTTTCGTCTGCCCTTTCACCTGATACCTTTACCTCGAACCATGTCGAGGTGATACTTTTTACTTCTTTCATTTGTTTGTATTTGTGAATGATTATACTTTTATTTATCATGCTCCCATTAAGTCAAACAAAGTAGGGGCGGTAACGGCACTCTCGGCCTCACGCAGGTAACTAAGTCCGTCCCTCCAATATTCGTGGTTTAGCTCGGTCGCAAGGCCAAACCTGCGTTTCCTTATCGCGCAATACGGCACGGTGCCGATACCCCCGAACGGGTCGAATACTACCTCGCCCTCGTTGGAGTACCTCTCGATGAGCCTTTCAACCAAATCTAGTTGTAAGGGGCAGATGTGCATCTGCAAGTTGCGTTGGCTCTGCCTGCTGTTCAGTGTCCGCATCCTTACGACATCATCCCAAATGTAGTCCTTGTGGCTGACAGGGTCAATGGCCATGAATGTACGCGGCAGCTTGCCGTAGTTGGCTAGTTCCTCGGCAAACTTTACATGCGTTTCAAAATCGTAAACATGCTCTTTCGAGAACTCCCTGAACAGATGCCGCAGGGTGTCAATTCCCATCGATTTCATCTGCTCGCCGGTCAGCAACGTATTGCCGTTGCTCTTCCAATCGCCGTGTGCGTCAATCTGCCACCTAGCAAGGCTATAAGCACCATCTTTCACCTTTCTTACGGGGATGTCGGCATAGGTCTTTGACGTGTCCGTTGGCAACTTTCTGAACAATAGCACGTATTCGGGGCATCCAACGCCCATCTTTGAGCCGTCCTTGCACATCTCCGTATATCCAAGGCGATATGTTTGGTTGTTTTCCCTTACAACGTCAGTGTCAACCGTTATCCTTCCCATATACCTAAACTTGTGTTTCATGTAGTGGAACACGCACATTTCACTGAAAGGGTCAACGGTCGGCATGCCGTCGCCTGTGGCGTTACCGAACAATATGCGGTCTTTGACGTGTACGCAGCACAACCTGCCTGGTTGTAAGATGCGGTGGAGTTCGGGGGTTAAGAAGTCCATCTGTTTGAAGAACTCATCGTTGTCGGAGTTGAAACCGAAGTCGTTGTAGCTTGCCGTGTACTCGTAATGGTTGGAAAACGGCACGGACGTTACGATAAGGCCGACGGAGTTGTCTTCCATCTGTTGGCATTCCATTACATTGTCGTTGTTGATGAAACGATAAGTCTTGCCCTTTCGCTCTTCCCTCTTTGAAAACATGTACCTCATGAGCTTGTTCTCAACATCCGTGTCGAAAAGCCCATTTTCGCGAATGATGTCCGTCATCTTGGCCACCATCTCGTTATGCTGTTTCCATTTCTTCATGAAACTAACGAAAATCTCGCTCTCGCTCTCCGCATATACGAAGTAAAGGTCTACGGGATATTCCTGCATGAAACGATGGATGCGCGCAATGGCTTGGAACTTGTCGTTGAAACGATAGTCAACGAACATGATGGCCTTGTGGCAGTGGTATTGGAAGTTCAGACCCTCGCCAAGCATCTCAGGCTTGGCCGCGAGGTACTTCAACCTGCCCTCCTTAAAGTCGTCTATTACGGCATCCGCCTCGGTATCGTCCTGTGAGCCATATACGGCCTTACATCCGTCTATCGCCTTACATAGTTCCTTACGTTCGTCCTCCAAATCGTGCCAAATGAGGAAATGGTCGTCCTTGTTTTCGGGGCGGTTGATTATTTTAAGGACACGCGCAATCTTCGTGGACATGTTGTCCCTGCGCTCTTTGGCCGCATCTTGCAGCCCCAGTGCCGCACTCCTGAACATCTTTACCTGTCCGTCCCTTTCTTTTCCAGCCGTAGAATTGTCAACGTTCACAATTTCCTCATGCACCCTCAATTCGGGCAATTCATATCCGTCATCAGGATAGCCCAAATCGGATGGCTTGGTAAGGAACAACGCCCATGTCGACACCCAAGTCCAAAATTCATGCTCCTTGTTCGGGTAGAGTGTAAGATTATTGGCTTTCGTGCTGTCGCGTTTGAAAAATCTGGTAAGAGCCTGTCCGCTGTCCATCACACCAAGATAGGCGGAGTAGTGTATCAGTTCCTTGTACCTGTTTGGCGATGGCGTGGCGGTGGCCACAAACCGATATTTCACGTTAGAGAAAAGTGGGAGAAACTCTTGGTATGTCTTAGTTCCAAAACCGCGCAATACGCTAGCCTCGTCCAATGACGTGGCCATGAAATAGCTTGGGTCAATCCTTACTCCGTCTTCGCCATCCCGAACCCTCTCGTAGTTAGTTACCATGATTGTTGTCGGGCAAGACTTCACCCCTTGCATGTTGCGAACGTATGCTATTTCCATACCAAGGTGTTTCTTTGCCTGCGACACGAACTCGACAACAACGCGCTTGGGGCAGACTATCAGTGCCTTGCCGCCCTCTCGCTTGGTTATCACCCTCAATATTTCAAGTTGTGTGACGGTCTTTTGCATGCCGAACGAAGAGAATATCGCCCTGCACCCTCCTTTTACCGCCCACCTCACAGTGTCTTTCACATGCGGATATAGGGATGTCGTCAACTCGTCGGGGGAAACGTCAAACCCTGTTTCGTGGCTCACGGCCATCTTGTTTCTTAGAAAATCGATATATTCCATAAAAAAATAATATATTTACGTTGTTTGGGCACTAATGTTGACTATATGCCCGATTTATGCGTTTGTTTTACACGTGTCGCACTCAAATGCGTTAATCGCTTATAAGGCTGATGTTGTTTTAACGCGACAGGCGTAAAATTTCACGGTTTTTGTTGTTTTCTCTTCATGTACTCATCGTAACTTATCGCCTCTGAGGCCTGCCTTTCCCGCTCTTTCTCACGATCTTCAGCCTCGTGTCTGGCTATCGCCTCGGCTCGCTCTCTTCGAAAAACCACCAGCGCGGAGGTAATTACCATCGGGTCGACATTGCCGTAGAAGCGTCCGTACCGCCCCGCCTTGAAGCGCGAGAAGAAAAGCATCAGCTCGGTTGTCTTGAGATAGAAGTACTCGTTTGCGATTACCCTCGCGCACACTTCCAGCTGCGCATCGGTGAGCTTGTTCTTACAACCGCAGTACTCGGATAGGTTCAGCAGCTGCGGCACTAGCCACGATGTCGGCATGTTCTTACCATAGGCCGCCCGTAATGTTCCCAGCGTGGGGGCAGAGCCGAAATGGCATCTGTCGGGATACTCGCCGAACTCCACTTGGCGGTCGGGGTTGAAGAGTAACATGAAGTTCTCGCGGTCGCCATACCTAGCGAGGCACGCCTTGGCCATTGGCCGCTCGGGCATCGTCTTCGGCGAAGAGCCTGCGGACGATGTTGGCTGCCGCTTCAACTCGTTGAGCCGCTGATTGATTGCTTGATTGATTTCCATTTGCTGCCGTTGTTTGTCGGTTATCGAAGTTACCGTCTAAGACCTTGGGGAAGTTGTTGGGGCGGAATATCCACTCGAAGCTTGCGATGAAGCCACGTCCATCGCCTCCGTTGAGGAAGTCGCTCCGTGCGGCTTTCGTTATGGCCTCCCGCACGGCGTCGATGCCGTACTCACGAACCCTCGCTGTTAGGAATGCCAGCCTTTGCCCTTTCAACTTTCCGCGCACTTTCGGTATCGGCTTGTCGAACATTTCGCGGTTGAAAAGCTCCCGAACCTCTTCCGCATCGAACTTGGCCTCGGCCTTTTGCATTTTGTCGTTAGACAACATCTTTTCTTTCTTATCTTTCTTTTCCTTTCTTCTGTTTGTGTCCCCTATGGTGTCCCCTATGGNCCCCCTTGTTGTTGATAATGCTCATAATTACAGATAGTTAAGATGGGCGTTTGCCTGTTCCTTACAGCGCGCGTTATCATCCCGTCTTTCTCTATCAACTGTAAAAAGCGAATAATCCTTTTTCTATTCCGTCCCCAACGTTCTGTTAGGTATGATATTGAGGCGATAACTTGTCCGCGTTTTAGTGTAAACATATGTCCGTCGTGCATCACCTCGTGGTCACGCCATGCGACCATTGCAAGCAAGTCAAACCACCACTTGAAAAACTCTGCATCTTGGAATATCCAATGCGCGGTGATGTCGCGGCTTAGTTTTATCCAATTTCCCATGTTTAATATGCCTCTTTTGATAACATTATTTCAAAACCGCGTTCGGCAGCATAAATGGGCTTGCCCGTGGCCTTGACTATCTCACTTTTGAATAGTTCCGCATTTGAGTTGTTGCCGCTAAGGTGTATCAGTACAATTTCTTTTACCTGCGTAATGTCGTTCCCCGTCAACACTCCCTTGACTGTCTGCAATTCCATGTGTGAGCGCATAAGGCGTTCACGCATTACGGCAGGTACAAGTCCGCTGTCGATGTTTCGTTGAAGTATGGCATCAGAATAGTTGCATTCAAGCATGATGTGGTCAAGGGGCGGCAATTTCCATTCGAGCATCATCGTGTCGGTGACGAATAGAAGTTTGCCCATCTCGACATGCTCGACAATGAACCCTACGCAAGGCACGTCATGCGCCACATCAAGGACTAATATGCGAAATCCTCCAATGACATATCCGCGCATTGATTGGATTGTTTTGCATAGCGTGCGATATTTTACGCCTAGCGCGACGAATACGTCCTCGATGGACAAGACCATTATCCCTGCCTTGATAACGTCATGTAGGGATTTGGAATGGTCTGAATGTCTATGGCTCACTAGGCAGCCGACAACGCCATGCAAGTCGTATTCAAGTCCTCGCTTTATCTCGCGGAATGGCAAACCGCATTCAA